TACTCCTGAGAAGAATCCTAAAGGTGTTGGAAAAGGTGGAAAGCTATCTCCAAAGATTATTAAGTCTATAGAGACTAAGGTAAGAACTTATAATGAGAAGTATCCGGATAAAAAGATTGGTGTTGGAGCTGCAAAGCGTGTTGTCCTACGTGGTATGGGTGCATACAACACATCCCACTCACCGAAGGTTACTTCAGCAATACAATGGGGACTTGCAAGATTAAACGCATTTATGTACCTGGTAAAGAATGGTAAGCCCTCTAACCCTAAGTACACACAAGATAACGACTTGCTACCTAAGTGGCATAAAAAAGCAAATAAGTAATGGACAAAGATTTACCATTATACGATATAACACTAGAGGATTTTGAGCAGGGGATGTATAAAATATCTCTTGTAGACAAACCTGCTATTGAAGAAAACTTTATTTATTTCTCTAAGCAAAGCATTGAGATGTTTGCAAACGATGAGAAGCGTGAAGTGGTTGGCCCAATTATGATTCCTAACAAGGAGATATTGCGCCAGTCTGCTGAGAATGGTTACTACTATGTACGCTTTACTGAAGATACAATTAGAGAGATAATGTACAACTACTCCAAGAAGGGGTTGTTTAACGAATTTGGCATACAGCACGAGAACGATACTACTGATGTTGTGATGCTAGAGATTTGGATGAAAGAATCTGATAACGATAAGTCTACGGACTATGGGTTTGATCTTCCAAACGGAACAGTATTCGTAAAGGCCAAGATTGAGTCTGACGAATTATTCAATGCAATTAAGGATGGGGAGATAAATGGTTTCTCTATCGAGATTGCAGCTAATATAACACCAACAAATAAAGAAGAAATGACTGAATTTTCATTTGCTAAAGAACTTGGTAAGTTGGAGGCTCAATTTGAGGCAATGACTAATAAGTTCCAGGAGCGTATCGAAGTATTAGAATCTGAGAATGAGATTCTATTATCATCATTGACATCTTTTGAAGAGAAGTTTATGGGAGTCGAAGATTTAAAGACTGCTATCGAAATGATTCAAAAGCACATCGAATCTATGGGCGAAATGGCTCAAGAAGAAGAGGAGATGAAGGAAGACGAGAAGTACGAGGCTACTGAGGAAGTAGTTAAGGAAACTGTAGAAGAAGAGTTTACTGCTACTAAGGAAGCTACTGAAGAAGTTGCTGAGGTAGAAGAGAACTTTGAAGCTGAGGAAGAAGTAGACGAACAAGAAGTTGAAGAGCAATTCACCGCAGAGCAGACAGAAGAAGTTGTCGCTGAGGAAGTAGATAAAACTATCAACTTTGAGCGTATTACTCCTGAGAAAGTAAATCTTATCAATAAACATTTTCCGAGTTTATACTAAGACTTTGTAAATTAAGTAAAACAAATTTTTTTAAAATCATTATATAATGGCAAATTCTATTAATACTACTCCTAATTTAGCGAATACTGAGTCGTTATGGGGTGACCGTAGCAGAGATTTATTTATCGATGCAATGGTAAAATCAGCGGCTGTACTTAACCGCTTTACACTTATCGATGGCGTAAAAGCCAAAGTAAACGTACCAATTTTTGAAGTTGGCGCACAAACATTTACTGCAGGAGATGACTGTGCTTTTACAGACACTACTCCAACTACTATTACAGAGAAAGAAATGAGTGTTCAAACTTTCTCTTGGGGTTTCAAAAACTGTAAAGCTGTATTAGAAAAGTCTTACCGTGGTGTAGCTTTGAAAAAAGGTCAGCACAATCCTGAGACTATGGACGTTGAGTTCCGTAATTGGGTGTTCGATTACTTCGCAAAATTGGCTGCTCAAAAAGCATTGACTTATGCAGGTTCTGAATTGTTAGGTGAAATGCAAGTTGATGCTGATGTTATTATGGATGACAGATGGGATTCTTCAGGTAGTGGTGCGCCAGGACTTGTTATAGCATCATCAAATATCTTAGATGCAATGCAAGATGCGTATGAAGATATGTCTGACGTTATGCTATCTGCTGTTTATGGCGATGCTGACCGTGAGTTCCGTCCTGCATACTTCTTAGGTACTAAGGCTTACCAAGCGTTCCAAATTGCTATGGCTGAAGACTTTGCTCAATCTATGACATTGTCTAGCAGCGAAGGTATTGCTAAAGGTGCTATCCCAACATACTACGGTATGGAAGTTATCCACCTTGCTAGTTTAGCTGACAACAATATTATTGTTTGTTCACCAAGTAACTTGGTTATGTTGACTGATGACTACAATGATGTAAATGCTATCGACAGCGAATACGAAGCTAAAGAAAACAGCGAGTACCTATGGGGTCGCTTTAAACTAGGTTTCTCTTACCTAAAAGGAGATGAGATTGTTCTTATAACGAACATTGACCCTTCTTAATAACTGAATAATAACAAAGGGGAAGGTTCGCCTTCCCTTTTTAATACCTAATAATAAATGGCTTGTAACGTAACTCTTACTGACATCACTTACTCTTGTGATGACATTGCATTGGGAGGTCTTACTAAAGTATACTTGTTAGACAAGAATACTTTAGATGCTGCTTCTCCTGAAGTTTCTGTTTCTAGTGATGTGGTAACAATATCTCCTACAGGTGCTACTCTTGATGCTGATACATTAATCGCTTCTATTGAGTTTAACCTAAAAGATGGTTTCTCTACATTTACTGATGTAAAAACTATTTCTGACGGATCAGTATCTGCTGTTCCTACAATCACTATCGAACTACCTAAGATGAGTTTAGCTAACAGAGATGCTCTCGAAGACCTATCTAGCCCTAACGCTGAGATAGTTGCTTTCGTTGAGACTGCTGCTGGTACTCGTCACTTGGTTGGATTTGATTATGGTTTGTTTGTATCTACAATCGATGGTGCTGCAGGTACTGCTCGTTCTGATAAAAACAGATACCAAATTACATTGACTGGTGAGCAAGTAAACTTAGCTTATCATATTACAGATGCTGAGTGGGCTAAAGTAGCTTAATACTTTTATCTTGTAAATTATAACAAGGGAGGGTTGATTAATTTCTTCCCTCCTTTTTTAATACAAAAAAATATGGCTTTCAATTGCACAACATTACTTAGCGACATTGATATCAACTGTAGTAAGATTACTGCCGGAGGTATTAAGAAAGCTATCCTTACACTTCAAAATAATATAACTATTACCTTTGATGGTAGTGATGAAACTATAGTAGATTCAGTAGATTTCGTTGACTACACAAAGATAGCCACTTTCACTCATAATGTAAAAGACGGCACTACATCATTTACTGAGGCTAAGAACACCACAAATGGATTAGGGGTAGTTACTACAAACATTACCATACAAACACCTGCGGTAGATAATAAGATCAACAAGATAGATAATATGTCTCGTAGAGAAGACATCGTATGTATCTTACTACACAACAACAACACCGTAACCATTTCGGGATGGATGGATGGATTAACAATGAATTACGATGCTGCATCCGGTACGGGAATAAGTGATAAGTCTTATGTTAATGTCACCCTAACTACTGAAAGCGGAATAGCTTCTTTAGGTTTTGACAGATTAGACTCTAATGGAAATGAGATATTTGTTGACCCAACTATTTTTGATTAATGGGATATTTGCTTAACTCAGGTAGTGGTTTTTTAAAGGATGCGGTTAATGTTGCATCCGATGTAAAGACATACCTTATAAATAAAGGAGGATACCTATATGATACTATTAGAATAGGTATTAACGATTATGGTCAAAGGGTATTAGACGATAGTGGTACTATAGAAGGTTCTTCTAGTGCTGCTGCTTCTTACAAAGAAATCACCAAGACTATATTTGATGCATCTTCTTTAGTATTATTTCCTTCCGGATACAAAGAATCTAAAGTATATTCCCACAAGCCTATTGATGGTAGTGGGGATTTTACTTACACTCGTGGTACGGATACTGCTACAAGGGTTAACGAGCAGGGGTTGATAGAAAAAGAAAGCGATGGCTTAACAGATTCTATGCCTCGTATAGATCACCTGGGAGGAACAGCATCGTTACTACTTGAGCCACAAAGAACAAATCAAATCGTTGATAGCGAAGACTTCTCTACTGCTAATTGGGAAGTACGAAGCTATACATTACAAAACAATATTGCTGTAAGTCCTGAGGGCGTTTCTAACGCAACAAAAATAATTCCTAATAACGGAACAACTGATTTCAGAATTAGAACCTCTACAGTTTTAAATTCAAGCGGAGATGTCTTTGATTCTGTATTTGCTAAATACATTAAGGGAGAGTTTCAGTATATAGTTTTAGCATCTACAAACCCTCAGCAGAGATATGTTTTTGATGTAAAGAACGGAACAAAGGTTGGAAGCATTGGTAATACAGCAATAAATAATGAAAATACTATCGTTGAAAGCTATGGCAATGGATGGTATAGATTGGGTATTAGACGAAGCCAACCAGGTAATGGTAAGTTTGAAATTTATTTCTCTGATGACGGTACTGATGTTACTGCTACAGGAGATGGCTCAAAAGGTATGTATGTTTGGGGCGCACAGATAGAACAAGGTGCTACCTATCCAACATCCTACATACCCACTTATAACGCAAGTGCTACGAGAGCTGCGGATGTAACAAGCGTTACAAATGTATCCGGTTTAATAGGTCAAACGGAAGGTACTATCTATTGTGAGTTTGAATACAACGGAGCAGAAGATACTAGCGTATATAATCGAATCATTGGTTTAGGAACGGGAGTTACTCAAAATAGGATAGTACTTGCAAAGAATAACACTACGGCAGAACTTGTAGCTTTTGTCGTTAGCGGTGGCACTAATCAAATATTCCAAGCAATATCGGGAACATCAATAATAGGACACCATAAAGTAGCTTATAGCTACAAAGCAAACGAACACAAAGTTTATTTAGATGGTCAACTTGAATTTACTGATACTTCCGCTTCAGTCCCTACTACTACGGATGTGTATGTAGGAACGGCAGAAGATGGCACTCCAGATAAGGAGTTAGGCGGTGTAGTGAAGCAGTCTATAATCTTTAAGGAGGTTTTATCGGAAGATGATTGTAAAGCACTAACAGCCCTTTAATATGAGACAGTTCCGTAAATACGAGTTCGGTAGCAAAGGTGCTGCCACCACAAAGATAAACGCTTTAGGCGTAAACGAAGAAGGTAACCCTACACATAACCACATCATAGCACACTTAGGCGAAATAGAAGGCTCTGAGAGTTATCATATAGATGTACTATGGGATGGTGAGGCAGACCCTAATTGGAACAAACAGATGATATGGTGTGAGCCAGTAGGACTACATACCTTTGGTGCTAAATCAGCACAAGAATATACAGCAGCGTATTAC